ATGCGTACTATCTTTAAAAATCAGGGACTAGATCTCCCTGTTTCCAGCGAACACCTTCTTTCTGCATAATTCGCTGACAGTTAGCACAGATAGTTTTAAGATTACTAGGACGACAGTTCTCTAGGTTGCCGTCTATATGAAATACATTAAATTGTTCAGTATGCTTTGATTTAAAGCCACATTTCTCACACACTGATTTTTTTTGATATCCGGATTGCTTCCATTTTGGTATGCCGTGGCCGGTACCTCCGTGCTTTAAGCATATTTCACATTTCTTACGATAGTAAGTTTTGTTTTCTTTTTTATAATTTACTGCCGCAGGGCGTTGTCCGCATATACACAAAGGTCTCATATTGTATTTACCATACCTTTATCGCCCCTTTTTATGGTGTATTTACGCTAGTTTTTTAGATGTAATTGGTAAATACATATAACAAAGAAACCCAATTCCAACAGGAGATTAAAATGGCATTAGTATCACCAGGTGTACAGGTTACAGTAGTAGACGAAAGTTTTTACACCCCCGCTGAACCAGGTACAGTTCCAGTTATTTTTTGTGCAACAGCACAGGACAAAACAAATGCTTCAGGTACAGGTACAGCACAAGGAACACTAGCACAAAACGCTGGTAGACCTTTCTTGATGACATCACAGCGTGACCTAGCTGAAACATTTGGCGATCCAATTTTTAAAGTAGACGCAAATAATAATCCAATTCATGGCTCAGAAGTAAACGAGTATGGATTACAAGCTGCTTATTCGTTCTTAGGAGTGAGTAACAGAGCATGGGTTGTTAGAGGAGATATTGACCTTGGCGCATTAGAAGCCAGAGCAACTGTTCCAGCAGCAGATCCAGATCCAGACACATATTGGTTAGACACAACTGACTCGTTGTTTGGTATTCAAGAATGGAACAATGCAGAAATTACAGTGAACGGCGGACAGAGTTTCACTAATAAAGTTCCTTTGGTACTTACAGAATTAAGCCAAGTAACTGGTACAACAGAAGATGCACCAGGTGGGCCATTGGGATCAATTGGACAAATAGGTGACTACGCTGTAGTTGCTGTAAGTAATCTTAACACATTCTGGTACAGAGACTATAATGGTGATTGGGTCCAGCTCGGCAGCGATGACTGGAGAGACAGCTGGCCTACAGTTACAGGCACGGTTGCAAATGCCACAGGTATTACAGGACAACTTATTATTAATGGTGATAATATTAATCCAAGCTCAGGTACTGTTGTAACACTAAGCGGTGCAGACATAGATGACACTGTTAGTGCAATTAACGGACTAGTTATACAAGGCGTAAGAGCAGAAAAAATCAACAATAGATTAGCTATTTTCTCAGATGGTAGCAATAGTTCGTCTGAAGATTCAACACAAACAGGTGTAGTAGATATCAGCGGAGATACAGATGTACTTGAAGCACTAGGACTTACAGCAGGTACATACTATCCGCCGGCACTACAAATAAGCAAACACACACAAATCCCAACAGATTTTAAACGTGCTACAAACACAGTTGGTAGACCAACTGGTTCAGTATGGATCAAAACTACAGTGCCTAATCTAGGAGCTCGTTGGAGAGTTAAGCAATGGAATGCCGAAACTAGACTATGGGTAGACACCGATGCACCAATTTATCCAAATGCACAATCAGCAATACTTGAACTAGACAGAGTAGGCGGCGGAGAAAATCTACAAATCGGCGACTTGTTTATATTAAGTAATGTTGCAGGAGATACTTTACCTCTAGCAACATTTAAAATTTATAGACGTGATGCTGTTGGCAATACGCAAATTAGAACCGCTGTAATTAATGATCAGTTTACTGAGAGCGATGTTTATAACATTATTATTCAATCAACTTCACCTGGAAGCGCAGATTTTAGCGGTGTTTCAGATAGTACTATTGAATTCACAGCAGCAGGTGACTCTACGGATGCAATTACAATTGCAAACGCAATTACACAAAAAGGAATTCCTTATGTGAGTGCAGAAGTAGATAGCGAAAACAGAATTGTATTTAAGCATTCTAATGGGGGAGAATTACGCCTTACAGACGGTAGTGGTGCTCGTGCATCGCTAACTAAGTTAGGTATTTCACCATATAATTCGACAGCAGGAACTGGTACACGTTTTGTAACCTACGAACCAGGCACAAGCGGTTCAACTACTCCTCTAGTATATAGAGCAAGCAACTGGCAACCACTAGTATACACAGCTAGTGCAACACAGCCTACAGCAACAGCAGAAGACGGAACATTATGGTATAATTCTATTGTAGACGAAGTAGACATTATGATTCATAATGGTAACACATGGGTAGGTTATAAAGATTCAACAAGCCCATTCTATGATGTTGCAAACCTAACAGATCCAAACGGCCCGATAGTGGCAGCAACACAGCCTACTGTACAAAGCGATGGTACAGCACTTGTTACAGGAGATCTTTGGATTGACACAGGCGATCTTGAAAATTATCCTGTAATTTACCGTTACAGATCAGAAACTGATCGCTGGGAACTGATTGATAGTGCAGATCAAACAACTGAAAACGGTATACTATTTGCAGATGCACGATATGGTGTTAGTGGCGCCTCAGGAAATACAGCAGCAACAATTATTGATCTGTTAGAAAGTAATTACTTAGATCCAGATGCACCAGATCCGGCGCTATATCCTACAGGAATGTTATTGTTTAACACTCGTCGTTCAGGATTTAACGTTAAGCGTTTTGTTCGTAACTATATTGACACAGGCGCAAGAAATGGTAGACAGGACGACGAAGCAATGACAAACTATGCACGTGATCGTTGGGTAACTGAATCGGCTAATCAAGTTGATGGTTCTGGTAGCTTTGGCCGCAAAGCACAGCGTAAGGTTGTGCTACAGGCAATGCAAGCAGTTATTAATAACAATGATGAAATACGTGATGACGAATCACGCATCTTTAACTTAATAAGTGCTCCAGGATATCCAGAATTAATTGGAGAACTAGTAACGTTAAACACAGATCGAGGATTAACTGGATTTGTTGTAGGCGACTCACCTGCAAGACTAACACCAGATGCTACATCACTAAACGAATGGGCAACTAATGTTAGAAATGCTGTTGAAGACAACGATAACGGATTAGTAACTCGAGACGAATACTTGGGTGTATTTTATCCATGGGGCTTCACAAGCGACAACTTTGGTAACAATGTTGTAGTTCCACCAAGTCACATGATGCTAAGAACAATTGCACTAAGCGATCAAGTTAGCTATCCATGGTTTGCACCTGCAGGTACAAGACGTGGCGGCGTAACAAATGCAAGTTCAACAGGCTATATTAGTAGCGAAGGAGAATTTGTAAGTGTTGCACTTAATGAAGGACAAAGAGATACATTGTATGCACAAGGTGTAAATCCAATTACATTTATCACTGGTGCAGGACTAGTTAACTTTGGACAGAAGACCCGTGCAAGAGGTGCTAGTGCATTGGATAGAATTAACGTGGCAAGACTTGTTGTATACTTACGTTCACAACTAAATCAGCTTGCGAAGCCTTATATCTTTGAGCCTAATGACAAGATCACACGTGATGAAATCAAAGGACAAGTTGAGAGCTTACTGTTAGAGTTAGTTGGGCAAAGAGCACTATTTGACTTCTTAGTTGTATGTGACGAAACAAACAATACACCTGCAAGAATTGATCGTAATGAGCTATATGTTGATGTTGCAATCGAACCTGTTAAGAGTATTGAGTTTATTTACATACCTCTAAGGTTGAAAAATACAGGTGAGATATCAGGTTTATAAAATGATAAATACTATTGAATTAGGAGCAAATTAAATGGCAATTTCAACACTATCTAAAATTACAGTGCCACTTGCTAGCGGAGACTCCGCTAGCACACAGGGCTTGTTGATGCCGAAGCTCCAGTACCGCTTTAGGGTGTCGCTGGAAAACTTTGGTGTGTCAACACCGACAACAGAACTTACTAAACAGGTAATTGATGTTACTCGTCCAACAGTTGCGTTTGAGCCAATGGAAATCCATGCGTACAACTCAAAAGCATATCTTGCAGGTAAACATACATGGTCACCGATTACACTTAATCTACGTGAAGATGTAAACAATGCTGTGCAAAAACTAGTAGGCGAACAGTTACAGAAACAGTTTGACTTCTTTGAACAATCGAGTGCAGCAAGTGGACAAGACTACAAGTTTACCACACGTATTGAAATCTTAGACGGTGGTAACGGTGCTAACACACCAAACGTATTAGAAACTTTTGAACTATATGGTTGCTTTGTAACAAATGCTAACTACAATACGCTAGCATACCAGAACAACGAACCAGTGACAGTTACACTAGAAATCCAATACGATAATGCAATCCAAACACCTACAGATACAGGTATTGGTACAGCAGTAGGACGTACACTTGGAACTTTAATTACAGGTGGCGGCGCCTAATTAAACAAAGAAATGTACAAAAAGGACGCTTAGGCGTCCTTTTTTATTATCTACGCACTTAATATATTTAGATAAATATTAGTATGGCAGCTACATCAAATGGATTTTTCGATAATTTAATAAATGGTATTTTAGGACCAAAAGGCAACATGGCCGATTGGTCGCATGCTAGTAGACTTTACGTAGATAATGATCTAAAATTTGCACCAAAACAAAAGTTTTTATATCATTGTTATTTCAAATTAGATCCGATAGTTAGTTCAGTTTTACCAGAACTAAAAGCAAAACATAACTTAGAAATTGGTCTGTTGGTAAAAATGGCCGACCTGCCAAGATATACCGCACAAGTAGAAACCCGTAACAAGTATAATAGAAAAAAGAATGTACAAACAAGTATACAGTATGAGCCTATTACTATCACATTCCACGATGATAACTACGGTGTTACTACAGCACTTTTAGAAGCGTATTATAGATATTACTTTGCAGATGCAAGTTATGGTCGTGTTCCAGGAGCATACAATAAAGCAGGTGCAGGTGATAATACATATCTAGGATCTGGAAGAAATCAATATAAGTTTGGTCTAGATAATAATGTAAGTGTTCCTTTTTTCCAAAACATACAAATCAGCCAATTAGCAAAAAAGAGTTATACGACTTACACAATAGTCAATCCTATGATAACCAACTGGCAACACGATACAGTAGACAATAGTGATGGTAGTACTACTATGCAGAATACTGTTACTTTTGTGTATGAAGCAGTACATTACAGCAGAGGCAATGTTAGTACAGGAACAGAAGGAAATCCTGTAGGATTTGGAAGTCAAGAACACTACGATAAACAGCCATCCCCTATATCATTATTAGGAGGAGGTCAGCTTGGTCTCGAAGGTGCATTTGGAGCAGGTGAAGATTTATATGATTATATCAGTAAAGGATCTACATTTAGAAGTCCACTAGAAGCAGGGCTAGCTGCATTTCAGCTTGTAAGAAATTTACAAGGACTTACCAGTGAAGGACTTCGAGAAGAAGGTATAAGAATTACTGAGGATATACTTGGCGATATTGCGGGAACAGATGTTAGTGGTGTTGCAAATGTAGTAATTCCAAAGTCTAACGGTAGGGGTGGGGACAATCAAGTTACTCAAGCAACCGCTAGTATAGTAGAGGAACAAGAACCAACTTCGGCCTCTACGCAACGTGCTATATTATTAGATAATCCTGTAGCATTAGAAGACAGTGCTAAAAACATTTACTTAAAAGATTACTTAAATGACGGCGGCACAGGTGGTGTTAACGGTGCAAGAGCTGCTTGGGACGCATTACCAGATGGTACGAGAGAATTATACAAAGATAGGGCATTGGAGAATGTAACATGAGTGGATTACCACTAAAAAGTGTTAGTAAAAGATCAGATCAAGATGTTCGCCTTTTCTTTGACAAATACTACACGAAAGAAATAAGTTTAACCGATAATGATTTAAACAGTGTTGTAGGATTTTTTGAATCAAAAGGATTTGATCGTGCTAGTGCTATAGCTGTTGCAACAGTTCTTTTAAAACAATCAAAACTAGATGGTGTCAAAGTTTATCAAGTTATTGATACTTTAAAAAAATACGAAGATTTACAATTAAGTGCAATTGTTGCAGAAATATTAAATTATAACAGAAAAAGAACAAGCGCAATAGGTTTTAAAAGACGTGAACAGGTTAATAAAGTCGAAAGCAGAAATATTATTGAAGGTAGCCCTACAGTGGTTACTATAAATACTGATGTTGAAAATAACTTTAGTGCAACAGGCTTTACGTTTGATTCAGATACTATTACCTGGGACGGAGAATAAGAATGGCAAAGCAAATAGTAAATATTGGTCAAAATGCAAATGACGGCTCGGGTGACGGGTTACGAACCGGCGGCGATAAAATTAATGATAATTTTAATGAGATATATTCTATCCTAGGCGATGGCGATAATTTATTAAATACAGACGTTGATTTTGGTCCTAATAGGATTTTTTATTCTAATCTAGTAAGTACAGAATCTGAGCTGTCTAATATAAATCCATCTACATATCATGGTATGACTATTCATGTTCATGAAACAGGAACTTTGTATTATGCACATGCTGGCGTTTGGAGGAAATTATTAACTGACGGGTCAAGCGGAAATATTCCGAATTACGATGATCCATTAGATGCTGTTGCATATTCTGGTAACTATAATGATCTAAGCAACAGACCTACTATTCCTAGCACACTGACTGATGTAGGTATTGTAGATGGCAGCGCAGGACAAGTTCTATCAACGGATGGCACAGGTAATTTTGTATTTAGAAATATTGAAGCAACAAGTATTGATTTTGCAAACGTAACCAATAAACCTACTACATTAGCCGGCTACGGTATTAATGACGCTTTTACAGGGCGATACGCTGATCTAATTGATAAACCAGTATTGTTTAGCGGTGATTACGATGACCTCACAAATAAGCCAACTATTGCTACAGATATATCAGGACTTACAGATACTACCAATCTATTGTTTGACGGAGATTACAACAGTCTAGACAATAGGCCCATATTACCAACCGATGTAAGTGATCTCACTGATAATACCAATTTATTCTTCAGCCGAAGCTATACAGACTTAACTGATAAGCCAACTTCATTTAGTAGTTTAAATAGTATAAGTCTTGCACTTGGAGTAACAGTAGACGAATTTAGTAATGATGTTAACATGACCGACAACAGTGCAACAGCACTAGTTACAGAAAGAGCTGTTAGAAGTTATGTAACAAATCAAATAGGTGGATTAAGTATACCTACAGATTTAACAGATTTAAATATCTCAGATGGTACATCGGGGCAAGTGTTAACCACAGACGGTCTTGGTGGTTTTACATTTGAAGATCCGGCAGAAGGTGATCAAATAGGCAACTTCACATTAGCTTCTAGTGTAATAGATACTGATGATTCAAGTGCAATTACCATTACACCTGCCGTAACTATGTCAAGTGATCTTACTGTAGAAAATGACATTACTGTTAGTAATGATGTAATTGTTGCAGGAACAGTGACAGCAAATAATTTTGTTTCGACAGGAATTGGAGATCCGGAATTTAGTTCTGATACAGATATAACTTTTAGTGCTGCAGATAGAGTAACTATTAGTAGTAGTCCGTTTAAGTTAGCAAGTTTTACTACAACAGAAAGAGATTTACTAACACCAGAAAATGGAGACATCATTTACAATACTACTGACAATAAGTTCCAGGGATACGAAAACGGTGCTTGGGCTAACTTAATCTAAGGACAAGCAATGACTGAAAAGTATTATCAATTAGGCACATATAATAACGAACAGTGGTGCGAATTACACAACGAATTAAACCAAGACGGTATTGGCACAATCTCTAGATGTGTAAGTTGTGCAGACGATATTGCACACAGTCCTACAAGAGGTGTGTACTTGCTCACTGACGAAGAAGCAGAGTTATTAAAACAAGATCCTAGAATC